GGTTTCTTAGTAACATCACCAACCTGTAACGCTCCGCCGTTACCTGTGTATGTAAATGTTTCAAAGTAATCTCTACCTTCTTGTTCGTTTGAAGGATCTGCTAGAGCAGGAGCGGGCAAATTACTGGTACATAATGCTTTTGCTCCGGTCGGAACCGTGTATTTAAAGTCCCCTATGCCCTGTGAATCTGCGTTACCTCCCGCAGTTGTTGCTCCTGCAAATGTTCCGTCTTGTCCAAAATTGAACGTTGCGCCAGTGCCACTGCCATACGCAAATATTTGCGGGAAATAATCGTAATCCACTGCGGACATGTTGGATGTCCAAGAAGTTGGTGACGCAATTTGCGTTCCATTTTTATAAAGATACACATCACCATCATCAACGTACCATCCCAAAACATCCCCAGAAGTCGAAGTTGGGGGAGACTCAGTAGAAATAACTGTTGTGCCGTAGCGAACACTTGTCTGGTTTATTCCATAGGAATAGTTTTCGTATTCATCATACCCAGTATCGTTAATTAGATTTGAACTGCCGTTAGCCAGACCTGTAACTACATTAGTTCCTGCATTGATGTAAACTTCCCAGTACCACTTTCCTGTTTTGGGTACAGCAAAAGTAGCAAGTGCGCCATCCCAGCGTGTAGTTGTATTGGCAAACTTTAAGTTTCCTTCCGAGAGGCGGAAGTTATAAGAATTGTTTGCATCTAAAACGCAAAAGTTATTTGTTGGGCTGTCTGTTTTGTAATCGTGGGCACCGACACTATTTTCAGTAAAATGATTACCGTTACCGCTAGCGTCATTACCGTTTGATGTCATAGGCAAGTACCAACCGCCAGTGCCATACGATACGCCAGTAACTTCTATTGGAACCCATACTCCACTTTTTGTTTCGCCAAAGTATTCAGGGCCATAGTTGTACCCGTCCATAAAGTGAAACTCTGTCAGATACCCTCTAAATGCTCTTTTACCCGCACTTGTTCCTTGGTAGCTAGAGGTAGACCCAACTCTCCAACTACCAAAACCAGTATTAAAATCATGAGCGTCATTTAATGGGGGGTAAGTTTCTGTGCTAAATTCAGTAACTCTAGTTCCATTAACATAAAGCCTTACACGCTCAGACTCGACAGCGTTAGCACTATCCCAATGCCATATAACATGAACCCAACCTGCTTGATCTCTAAACTCCCTATCAGTTATTAACTGCGCTGAACTACCTGACGTTGGATTGACGAACAGACTTAACGTGCCTTCACCTGAAGAGTTTGTCCTGAGCCGAAAACCACGGTTAGTTCCGTTAGTGTTTTGAAGGAAAAACTCTCCCTCACTGGCAAAGTTTGTATATATCCCGCTTGCCCTTTTCCACCAAAAAGACCATGTCGCTTTTGTCGTATCATCAACAGCAACAGCCGCACGAGAAAGACTAGCGGTACTAAGACCGTCAATAAAAAGAGCGCCATCGATAGTGTGCGGATAAAATGGATCCGCCCCTCCGCCGAAAAACTGGGAATTATCAAACATTATGCAAACGCCAGTTGAGGTGCGCCAAGCAGGATACGCCCTGATGCCGCAACGATGTATGGAACAATATCAGTCGTGCTTGCAGTTGTGGACAAAGTAATTCCACCACCTGCCGCTGTTTCGTAGTCAGTACCTAAAGACAAAGTACGACTGCCCGTGCCGTCTTGGATCAACACAATAAACCCAGACTGTCCTACGGCTTCTGTCGTCGGGTTTACAAGCGTAACGTTACCTGTAAGCGTCAGTACAAAGTTCTGATACGTTGCAAAATCTAGAGTAACGTTTCCTGTGTTTGTTGTGTCAGTTAGAGTAGAACCCCGCTGTGCCTTTGAAAAGGTTTGAGCGACATCAGTCTTTGCTGTATCGGCATCATACGCCTGAACGGTAGATCCAATTGCAGAAGATAGAAGTACACCGCTGTTGGTGTACGTCTTAACATCTGTCATGGCAACCTGTACCATCGTACCGTTGTCGTTAACTACCACACGATCTGCGTCAGCAAGAGTCGTTGAGGTGGCAGAAGTATCACCATCAAGAATGTTTAACTCAGCAGTGCTTGTAGTTACATTATCAAGCTTGTTAAGTTCAGCCGCAGTAGCAGTGATACTTAAATCTGACAATGAAGATACTGTACCCGTACCCTTCGCATCTAGCTGAGTCTGGATATTCGATGTAACACCATCAGTGTAGTTAAGCTCTGCACCTGTTGCTGTGATTGCAACGCCACCGAGAGTAAACGTAGAGCTTGCAGAAAGGGTAGTAAACGCACCAGTGCTTGGAGTCCCCGCACCTACAGTTGTAGCATCAATTGTTCCAGAGTCGATATCAACATTGGTCATGTTACCGCTGTTAAAATTAATGTTACCGGAACCGTCTGCTGTAACAGTTTTAGAAGCTTGAACAGTCCCTAAAGTTGTAATGTCGTTGTAGTTAAGCTCAGTTGCAGTTGCTGTTAGGCCATCAAGCTTATCAAACTCTGTGGTTGTAACGCCGGTTGCTCTTAGGTCTTTTGCATAGTTGAGATCATCAACAGTACCCGTGAATCCATCGAGTTTATTGATCTCTGTAGCCGTAGACGTAACTCCGTCTAATATATTAAGCTCTGCGGCAGTCGATGTAATTTGCACACCACCGAAAGTTATATTGGTTGCAACAAGCCCATTAACCGTGTAATTAAGAGTAGAATCTAATTTTGCCGGGGTAACAGAGTCATCTGCAAGACCTGCAGTATCAATCGGAGGGCCTTCTCCAGTAGTGCCATCGTGTGAGTGTCCAGAGGAAGCATTAAAGGCCGATTGTACGGCATCAAACTCTCCGTCTAGATCCGATGCATTGATGACGTTTCCATCTGCAATGTTGTTTGCCGTATCGTTACGGACGTAGCCTGTACCCATAGTTTACCTTCTCCCGTGGGTTGCGAACTCTAATGTTGCCGCATCAAGTGAAAATGGAGGTGTCTGACTTATAGACACGAATTCTAAAGACACGTTAAACCCTGATCCAACGGTCTGTGTTGTAAAAATCTTTTTAAGTTTTCCGCCAAAACTTCCTGTTCCATACGAAGAAACTCCATACAAACTTACAGTGTTAGTAATATTACTAAATTCAATTTCTGGAGGTTGGACAGTGCCTTCTGTATCAAAATCTAATTTTAAGTTAACTACAGACTCAAAAGAACCTTGCGGATCAGTGTAAATATTTAACTTATAAAATGATTTTCTAAGTTGCGGATCATCAAGATAAACAAACGGAGTTGCAAAAGTAGCAACAATATTTTTTCCATCAAAAGACGAACCGTCTTCCATCTGGTATACATAACCATCGTCATTTGCAAAGATAATTAGCTCACTTGTTTCGTTTCTTTCACTTGCCGCAACATATGCATTAATTCCTCTAGTTTCTGACCAAGCCATGTTTTCACCGCCTTGGGGCGAAAATTGAGTCCCCAATATTCCTAATGAAGACTCGTCTGTAAAACTAGAATTAAAACCAAGTAACCTGTATTGAGATTTATCTCGTATTACTACACTTGCATAACTTGTAGTTCTGGTTATGAAATCAGTCATTTCAGACTGTATTGATTTAGAAACTACACCAATACTAAAATCATTAATTCTGTCAGTCGCAGAAAGTAGACGCAGCCCATCAGGCCCCAAGAAAATAACATCTCCGCCTATTTCTTGAATAGTATCTTCTTTTACAGCACCTACATCTTTAGTGATTGTTTGTTTTACAAAATCTGCTTCAGATGATCCAGTAATTACATCAATTGAATTAGCCGTAAAAATAAATAACTGGTCTCTAAACGGCACTACACCAGTAATAGGGTTTGTAAATCTGAAGAATCCAGCACCGCTAGCAACAGTATAATCAGAATCAGAAGATGGAGCACCAAAAGTTAAAAGTTTATCTTTTGCGAAAAACAGATGTTCTCTATGCGCTACTACAAATGTAGTATCATCTTGATCAGATGTTGCCGTTGTTATACTTGAAAAAGTTGTGCCGTCAAACTTAAAAGGTTTATTAGCACCATCGACAATAATTAAAGTTTTGGTTCCACTAAAGGAATGTTGTGTAAACCTTACTCTTCCAGCACCGCCTAACGTAATTCCTGTAGAAGAATACGTAGAATTATCAGTTAATTGTGTCCAGCCAGAGCCAGAAGACATATATACATGGGTTCCTCGTACGGCAATAGCATTTCCACTAAAAATAGTTAAGCCACGAACAAGCCCACTTCCTGCAAGCTGATTACTATCAAACTTAGAGTACCCTTCAATACGCTTATACCCACCCTCTACAGATGGCTCAAAATTACGTAAAATTCTGGCAGACCCAGGAAGTTGTGTACCATGCTGAAGAGGTGAAAGGCTAGAAATTAATCCACCTGTAAACTCAAAAGCATAAGTTCGCCAATTGTCTTGGGCCATTATAACCTACCAAAAAACGTATTAGAAACTCCACCAGATCGTACAGCAGTAGATCTTACATATTCTGTTCTATTAACAAGCATAGACCGCATTTGTTTAATACCATCTTCAAACTTATCACGCATAATTATTGCATCTTGCGAGTTGCTGCGAAATAAATAGGCATAATACATGGCACCATCCACCACAACATGACGAAACCTTTCGGGTATAATGGGAACATCCGTGGCACTAATCATATCTACTGGAAAACGAAAATACTCGTACACTATTTCGTACGCTTCTTTGGGCACTGGCGTAACTCCGTATTCAAAATTAGGAGTTTGAAAAACGTATTGGGGAACACCCCGAATGCCTGTGCTTGTATTGTACTCTTGATCAATGTAGTTTTCTAAATACTCTTCGTACGATAAGACAGATAATTTAACAGTATCATTAGCAAAAGAAGAATTTCTCTTTATACGAAAAGAGTCCATATCTACGGTTTTGCAATCTGAAGGTAAAGAATATCGAGTAGTTCCTGCTGTTAAATCTTCTTCTTGCTCTACGTGATTATACGGCCATTCATATTGAGATTGATTAATATATCTAACTGAAGAGTTAACAGCGTCTTTAGCTTGCTGATAAAATCCACTTGCAGTTGAAAAATTAGAGGATGTTAACTGCACTTCGTTAAGTCGTGTATTGACATCGTTAACTAAGCCAAGAAAATCGTATGCCATGTTAACGCTCCTTTACCTTTAGCTTTATGGTACGTTCAGAAGTACTACCTGTACTATCTGCAATGCGGCACGTAAAAGTATACTCTTCGTTGTGTGTACCGCCGCCAATATTTATAGTTGCCACTTGGGTAGTATTTGTTTGAGATACATTTTGTATTGTATCTGAGGTGGCACTACTACTTGCAGTAGCAAGTGTTTGGCCTGCATTGATCTGTGTTTTTGTGTTGTAAGACTTGCTTTGTACAAACCACGTAACAGTATTGATTTGAGCATCACCTAAATAACGAGACCAATCCACACTGTAATCTAAAGTTTCATCTGGGTCTTTATTAGGCCACCGAAAACTCATTGTTATTCCTCCGTTACGTAAATCGTCCTGTCAGACGAAGTACTTAATCTCTTTATATAAACTATTCTGGGAAGCTGTGGCACCCGGACAACTCGTTCTATAGACGCATTACCTTGATAGGTATTGATAAAAACAGACCTTAATTCAAAAGGTATATTAATTGTTCTTTCTGCCGTTGTTGTACTCATTATGCGACTCTTGGCAAGTAAACTGTACGTTTCTTGCTATAATTGTTCTTCTGGGCGTTGTAATCAAAAATTACAGCAGAAGTAGTGGTAGAATTTACGGCTGTTGTAGCAGAGACGGAAGTTACTGAAGTATTACTATCTGCTGAAACTACAGGCGTTGTTACTGTCGCTGTTAAAGAAGCACTTGGAAGTTCAAAATTAGCATCCCCAGAAATAGTAGGGACTGTATTTGATAATGTACCTGTAACAAAATCTACTACTACAACATTATCTGCAGTAACTGTTACTGTAGTTACATTTCCTGTCGCCTGCACCCCGCTAACTGCAACATCTCTAGGTGCGGCAACTTCTACAGTTCCAATAGATCCAGTAGCTTCAACCCCAGTAATAGTATCAAGGTTTGCTTCTGCAACTACATCCCCAATACCCCCGCTAGCACTAACCCCTTGAACAGACGTAATAACATGCAGTGCGTCTCCTTCAATAACAACGTCTGGATCGACAGTTGCTGTAGCGGATACGCTTGAAGATGCGAGATTACTATCAGCAGATACCGTTGCTGTATCGACGGATGCAGTTGTGCTTACACTATCAAGTGCAACAACTCTTGGTAGGGCTATGTCTACAGTATCAACACTTGTAGTTGCTTCTACACCACTAAGAGCAAAGTTGGCAACCCCACTAATAGTAACTGTGGAAGTCTGACCAGTTCCTTGTGTGCTGTCCGGTGTAGTATTAGCTGAACCTGAAGTCGTTGCTGTAGCTACCTGCCCAGTAGCTTCAACACCTGTAAGCGTGTCAATGTCAGCCCCGGCAACTACATCTCCTACGCCACCTGTTGCTGTAACACCCTGAACAGATGTTATTACGTGGAGTGCATCACCTTCAATAACAACATCAGGATCTACAGTAGCTGTTGCTTGCACTGATGGTGAAGTAGTATTAGCTTCAGCAACAAATGTTAGGTCATCAATTACGCCTGTAGCTTGAACACTAGCTAAAGTTAGGTTAGCTTCAGCAACAAATGTTAAACTGTCGTTTACGGCCCCTGTAGCAGATACACTTGGAACAACAACGTCTACAAGTGTGGCTACAATATTATCACCAGTATTTACTGTACCTGTTGCCTCGACACTTGGAAGATCAACAAATTCTTGTTCACCAGTAAATATCGTAACAGTAGTGGTTGATCCTGTAGCTGTTACTGATGGAACTACGACAGTCTTTGGAATTGATACGCCTACGGTGGTGACGCTTCCCGTTGCAGA